TATGTCCTCGAATGCAGGTGTGGTGATATCCGTTGCGCAGGTCATATAGCCTATAGCGTCTATAAAGCTGTCGTAGCTCTGGAAACAGCTTGTCTCCATGCGACCGAGCTTGAACAGCACCATCAATATAGCTACGTCTCGCGCACATAAACAACAGTCCGCGTCGGGTGCAACGCAATTGTGCTTGAGATACGTTGTCCAGTAATCCGCTATTTTTTCAAAGCTGTCTTCCGGCTCGCCGTACTGCTCGTTACGGTCGTTGCAGATTATCTTCTTTACTTCACTAAGGATTGTTTCGCGGTTTTCTTTGCTCATGCGCTTACCTCTCTTAATATTACTTTTATGTAGTCCTCGTTGTGGAAGAACATTGACACGCCTTTGACGTATCTTCGGTTATCGTCATGTATCAGCAGTCCTTTGAGTGAATCTTCCACCATTTTCAAAATGGCTGCGTGATTGCTTGCGTCCATGTTGTCATTGAAATATGCTTCTATCACGACAGGATTGTCAAGGATGACAGGCTTTTTAATGCACTCTCTGACTGCGGCGCGGGTTATTGTGTGCCAATACTCTGCGTCCTTTTTGCGTACCGCCCAATGCTTTCCCGCGTAGTATGCGTTCAGCCCGTAGCGTCTGTTCCATGCGGTCTTTCCGGCTTTGGACGGCGGGTAGTCGATTTTAAACATTACCGTTTTCGTCGTTATCACCTCCACTCACACACTCGTCACCTCCGCAGAAGTGAAGATAATCGGTATCGTACATTCTCCCGCAGTCAGGGCAATTCACGACCTGCGGCAAGCGTGAGAGAATATACCGCGCATTGTTTATAGCTTCAAGCTCCTCCCACATTTCCTTGTCGGTTTTTCCCTTGCTGAGGAAAAGCTGCTGATTCCGCTCGACATAGCGTTGCATGGCTCTGTCTAAGATTTTTATAATTCCATCCCTTGTCATTATCTCCCCCTCCAGTACGCTTCTATTGATGCTCTAAAGCCGTTGTTCGGCTGCTCTTTGCTGTCGGCGTGATTAAGATTGTCAAGGCATTTTTTAAAACACTCTTCACAAATCGTTCTTCCGTCAACAGGCGGTCTTTTCCCACACAGCTTGCACAGTTTTACGCCGTCCATCAGTTCACGCGGAGTAAATCTTTCCGTTTTGCGGCTGTATTCGCGGTTCTTCTTCGTTCGTTCTATCCGACACTCCATGCAGGATTTATAACCTTTGTCTGCGGGCTTCTTTCCGCAGTAGATACACACTCCGTCCTCTCTTCGCCGCGCAAGCATTTTCTTTTTCAGCTCACACTGCCGTTTCTTCTGCTCCGGCGTAAACTCCCTCGGCGAGGTAAAGGTATCGTTGATGCAGTCGGGATAGGGGCAGTTGAAGCAGTCGCTTATTTTGCAGTGCATTCGTTCGGTACAATCCTTTCTTTGCAGTCAATCAACAAAAAGGGAAGTGCTTCGGTGAACACATTCAGCGAGCTAAATCCCTCTTCTTTGCGTACAAGCATCGCGTGAATGTACAAACTCCGTCTTGCAAGTTCGAAAAATCCGCTGAGGTTGCAGTCTTTTCTTGCGCAGTTCATGCATGGGGATTCTCCCGCAAGTTCATCCGCTTCTGGCGACGTAATGAACCTTAGCCCGCACTTTTCAAGAAGTTCATCGGATGTTGTTCTCATTTAATCTACCTCCGCAAGCCAATATGCCTTTTTGCAGAGGTAGCAAATATCAAGAGTCTGGTCGGACGGTTTTGTTGATGTAGGGCAGCTTTGTGTTGCGTCAACTTCATTGGGACACACGTCAAGCACATCCCCGGGAATTCTCATTGGCGCATTAGGTATAACTTTGAGGAATTCGCTTTGCCTTGTCTTGATAGGGTGTTCTTTTGCCCACTTTTCCACAGCAGCAACGGCTTCATCGGGATAAACGAAGCAGTAGGTGACGCAGTAAATATTCCCACTGTGTAACCCGCAGGCTTCGCAATGAATGTTTTCACACATTCGTACTTTTGCTTTCAAAAATTCAACCGCGTCCATAGTTTTCCTCCCAATGTTTCTTAATTCTCGCGAACACATCCTCCGCTGTCAGCCATCCTTTTACGGTGTCGTCTTTGAGTTCTTCTTTTGTCAACAGTCCCATTATTTCCAGTCTGTCATACAATCCGCCGTAGGTTAATGCTCCCTCTATCACGCTACACACTCTTCTTGCGTCGGCGGGGTAGCATATTTGATATCCATCCCATTCGTCGTGCAGTTCTTTCCGCGGGTAAAAGTCGAACACTATTCCCGCTTCCTCGAGCATCGTTTTCAGCTTTAGAATTTCGTTATACTGTTCCATTTGTTTCCTCCGTTGTTTGCGGCAAGACTTTTCGCCAGCTCGTTTATCTGAATGTAAGCGTAATATCCTGAATAAGTTGGTGGGATTTCCCGCACAAAGTCTCCTGCATTTTTCCATATTGCATTGTTAAAGTTTGCTTTTTCACGCCATCTTACAATATCATCGGCATATGCTTTCGCCTCATTTCGGCTAAATCTAAAGCATCCCATCAGCAGTTTGATGAATCTTTTTTTAGTCATGTTTTACCTTTCCGTGCCTTTTGAGATGACAGCTTATGCAGAGCGTGACAAGGTTTGATGGTTCATCGCCGCCACCTTCTGATACAGGCACTATATGATGTACATTTAGTTTCCCGTCGTCTATTGGAACGAAAATTCCGAACTCGTTCTTGAAAGCGTGAAACTCGCCGCAGTCCTGACAAGTGATGTTATCGCGGTACAGAATCCTTAGTGAGTAAGCGTCACGTCCTCTATTCCAAACAGTCATATTATTAAACTTTTTACTGCATTCGTTTGAGCAGAAACTTGTCCGTCTGCCGCTCAGAGGTTGTCCGCACCATTTACAGTGTTTCGGATTGACGTACTCCGGCACTTTGTACATTACGTCTCCGTATGCTTTCATAGCTTCATACAACGGAGGAAATGGTCGACGAGTTCCGTTGCGTTCCCAATAGCGTTTATAGGTCATCTCAGATACCTTTCCACTTCGGGCGGTCTGTCTTTTACGCTAATCCAATCAGTCATTCTTCCTCTTTGTACACATACTCGACCGTCGCGAGCAGCCGCTTTACTTCTTCGTAGGATTCGGTGACGGAGACATAAGAGTCTTCTGTTATATCTAAAAAAATTGTAGTAGTTCGCTCACTCGGTGTCACTGCCGATATATGCCGCGTGTTAATCAGCACGAGTACGCCGTCGTGTCTGTGCAGTTCGATAAAGTTATTCATTGTTTTTCTCCTTATTGTTAAGCCATTCGCAGTATTTTTCGCAGTCCTCTTTGTTGGCAAATACCGTTACACAATAATCATAACTATCTATTTTTTCGGGTTTGAAATCGCTGCTGCGCACTACGTAACAGCGCACATAATCGCTGTAACTCTGACCGTCTCCCCGTACCTTGTCGTAGTAAAACTGTACTGTTTCAGGCGATTTGCTTGCGTAAATACGCGCAAGTCTTGTCTCGGCAGGGTAATATATCACGTCTTTATGGCGGCATTTGCACTGTTCACGGTATTTCGTGCCTTGCGGAGAGTAAAACGTGATATATCCGTCCTCATCGCACTTGTCGCATTTTTCTTTCGGTTCGTCGTATCGCCATGCCGCTCTCCATCCTACAGCACAGCATTCAGCAAGTATTTCCTGCGCTTTCTTGTTGCGGTACTTGTCTTCGAGTTCCAATTCGGCTTTTTTTAACTTCGCTACTGCATTACGGTATCCGGCTTCGATTTCGTTTTTGCATGCTTTATAGTCTTTCAGCTCGTCGAGTTCCTTTTGAAGCTTTTCTATAAGTTCCTTGATTTCACGCTTGACATCCGCTCTAAGCGCAGTTTTTAATTTCTCTATCTGCGCGTCAAATTCGGGCGTATCATCCCAAAAGCCGTCTTCTTCAAGGTCATTTTCATCTTCAAAGTATTCTTCTTCGTAGTTATTCATCCTTTTCTGCTCCTTTCTGCTTCTATACCTTGTTCCATTCCGCAAGCGTAACCGTCGTTGTATGCGTAGCGCACGTCTTCTTCGGTGTATGTCAATCCTGCTTCGTAAAGCAGTCGCGCATACTTTAGCGCGGTACACTCCATCATGCGCATATACTTTTTCGGTCTGTCCTGGCAGTGTGCGCAATGCAATTCTCGGCATTCTTCCCACGCTTTGCACATGATATCCATCATCATTTCTTGTTTGCGCGGAATCTCTATATCTTTGAGGTCTTCGTAATCTCTCATCGACATTTCATTCGTCCTCCATCATTCCACTATCGGGAGAAAGCAGCCGAGCCGTTTCATTTTTTCGAGGGTGTATCCGACAACTGTAAATCCTAAATCGTGTTTGAATTTGCCGTCAACAAATTCATATATTTTGCCTTTTGTATAAACGCTCTCGTTGTCGCATATCCACACAGCCTTGCCAGTGTACGGCTTGTTTGCTTCGTTCTTTTTCTCGTCCTCGCCGAAAATCTTCTTCACAACAGCTTCAACGGCGGCTTTCTCGCTGTATTCGTCTTTGCTGTATCTTGTCACGGTTGCTTCTTTTACTACAGTTCTTTCGCCGTGTATCAGCTTTGCCGTAGTGGTATCGCCCTTTGAGGTGATAATCAGTTTAAATTCGGGTTCTGCGGTTTTTATGAGTTCGATATCTCTTTCTGCTACCCACCAGCCGCAGCCGTATTTGGTTCTCCCTCCACAGTCGTGGTACGATATTGGGCGGTCAAGTTCTATTGCTATATCTATTTTTCCTTTATCCGCGTCTTTGCCAAAGTATTTAATGACACCCGTCGTGCCACGTGGAACCGTATTCCCGTCTACTACCACAATAACTCTATCCCCAACTTTAAACTTTGCCATATTATCTTCCTTTCTGCCGGATTCCGCCGGCGCGGTATTTTTGCTTTTCCGTTTCGGGTCCTGTCGTAGCGATTCGGTGCCATTCCGTTGCCGTTCGCTGCGCCGCTTTTCTTTTCCGTTTCCGCGCTTGTCCGTGCTTCGCTTTTCCGTCGCGGTGCGGTGCGTTTCTTCTCGATTCGTTTCTATTCCGTTGCTAATCGTGTCGTAGCTTATCTGTTCCGTTGCAGTTATCTTCTTGCTGCTTTATCAGATTTCAATATTGCACTGGACTTCGTCGATAGCTTTTATAACGTTTGCTATTTCGGAAAGCATTGAATACTTCGCTTTGAACGCGATAAGTTCTCTTAATGCGGATTCAAGAAGCTTCTTTGTTTTGTCCTCATTTTTTATAATCACATTCAGACTTTCGTATTTGCGTTCTTCGTCGGTTGTAACGGAATAGAACGCTCTGACGGGCGGTTTCTCTTCGCTTTCTCTCACAACACATATGTTGCGAATGATATAGCCTGCTTGTGTTTCGCGGTATTTTTCGGCGGCTTTTGTGTCGTTCCACTCAAATTCATTGTGCAGAGGTGCTGATTCATCTCTGTTTGCTTCAACTAAATTCTTTGGAGTAATCCCTACAGTCTTCTCCAAATTTTCTAACATTTCTCCTGCTTTTTGTGCGTCCGCTTTAATCTGCGCCGCTTCTTTCCATTCGTAAACCATTGTTTTGCTCCTTTGTTAACTGTTAATAATTTTGGTATATCCATACCTGCCGAACCTTACCAAACCTCACCTCACCGTGCCGCGCCTTGCCTTGCCATGCCATGCCTGCCATACCATACCAGGCCGGACCTTGCCATACCATACCCCATCTCACCACACCACACCTGCCGAACCTTACCTTACCTTGCCAAGCCGCGCCGTGCCCCACCTCGCCTGCCAAGAGGTTAGATTGTAGCTACTCTGAACTTGCCGTACTGACCGTCTCGCTCGGGTCTCCATTCGCCCACACCGCAACAATAACCGCCTGCATTTATGATGTTGATTATCTGTTCAAGTGTGTACTGTCCATTCTTGTTGTATGTTATCTTCATGTCTGCGTACCACTTCCTGAACTCGCCGCGGAAACGAATGTCCGCCGTTCCTCCCGCGATTTTTACCATATCTTCGCGCATTACGGGAACGTCACTTTTGATTTCAATCATCTGATTTTCATCTCCCTCTATGAAGAACACACCTCTCAAAGAAGCCTTGTCCTTGCTCCATCCCATGCGGTAGGAAGCGGAAATTGCGGCTTGCTTGAATGCCGTGACAGGGAAGCCAAACCTTGCTCCGTTTGCTATAGCTTCGTTAAATCCGTCTTCGGTCATGTCTGTGGGCATTGGTGTGAGCCAATACATTGACCGGATGAAGTCCTCTATAGGATTCTTTGCTTTTTTCGCGCTTGTCTTTGTTGCTTTCATCTGCTTGTCGAGGATTTCACGCTTTGCCTTTTCACTCCATGCGTGCATAATCAGCGGAGTTTCGCCGACAATCCTCAATGTAACCGTTTCGAGTAAAATTTCCTTAATTTCCAGTACGCTCTGTTCTGTTTTCGTAGCCATTTATTGTTTTCTCCTTTGTGTTTTGTTTAATTTGCGGTTATCTTCCTGTGCTGCCGAAGCCGTTTTCTCCGCGCTCTCCGCTTGCTATCTCGTCTGCTATAACTACATCGCTTGTGTCGCAGGCTGTTACCACAAGCTGTGATATCTTGTCTCCGCGATTTACCGTGTAAATCTCGTGAGAGTGGTTGTAGAGCTTTATCTTGATACTGCCGCCGTAACCGCTGTCCACTAATCCAGTTGAGAGAATGCCGTGGTTTACATTAAGTCCGCTTTTCGACCATATCTGACCGCAGAATCCCTCGGGTATCTCCGCGCACACTCCTGTGTCTATTGTCGCGCTGTCTCCAGGGTAAATCGTGACCGTGACTGGGGATAAGAGGTCTACTCCAGCGTCCTGCTTGTGCGCTCTTATCGGTGCGAACGCTCCTGCTTTAAGTTTGAAGTTCATGTGTATCTCCTTATAACGCCACTCGGGCGACTTCTTTCATGATTTTTTCGTATTCGCCTATGTCAAGGTTTATCGGCGGATTCTTTGGTTCTTTCGGCGGTTCTTTTCGGCTTACCGCTACCGCGTCTTCCTTTACAACTTCTTCAAGGTGCAGCCCGCATTTCTCAAGCTTGCCGTGCATCTCGTCCAGTTCCTTGTGCAGCTCTCTGTCGACGCGGCGGCTGCCTATTAAGAAGCGTTCGACGTAGGACTTTATCTGAGGGGCTACAAGCGCGTACAGGCGGTTTAATCTCTCCGCGCCGTAGTTGTAGGTGTCGTGCATATACATCAGCGTATACGCCGCGTAGAGCCTTACAGCGCGTCTTGCGTTTGCTTCATACCATGCCGTTCTCACGTTGTGCGACATGACATCAAGCTGTGTATGGTGCGCGTTTTCGTTGTACTTGTTGTCGGGGGAAAGCGCTTCAAAATCGCAGTCGGAGAAGCCTATGTTTCTGAGTTCGCGCTTTATCATGTACTCCGTCGTGTCTACGCCATCGTCAATGAGGTCTGAACTATCTCCCTTGCGTCTGCCCTTGCCTTTATCAACAAACATCGCTGTCGGCATATTGGCGTTAACCATTTCGCAAAGTCCGTTACGGTTTCCGTCGTAAAACCTTTGCAGTCGCTTTTCGCGGAAACCGCAGCTCTCGGCAAGCGTTACGCCGAAAGCAACGTCAACGTATTCGAGAAGCCACATTCCGTATTCGGTGGTGAGTGCGTTTTCCGCCTTTTGGTACAGCGTTTTCTTTGCCAAGCACTTCATGCTCCCGCGTCCTCCACAATGTTGATTATCGTGTACAGCATATCGCGCCTTTTGCGGAGGTTTGCGCGTTCTTCGTTCGGCGCGTTTCTTTTGTCGGCTGTTTTGAGACTGCTTTCGGTCTTTTTCAGCACCTTCCAGAGGTACGCCAGCTCTTCAGAGTAGTCATTGTGGTATTTCGAACAGCATATCGGGCATACCTGTCTTCCTTCGGGTATCACAGCTCCGCACGTTACGCATCTTTCTGCGTCAGTCATTGTTTTGCTCCTTTCGTTTTTTGTTTTGCTCTGTGCCGCTTCCATGAGGTGTTCATCTTCTGCACACCTCTCTGATTGTTTCTGCCGATACGTAGCCGAGACGCTGACTGTCGGTGTGCATTCCGCGGCTGTCGTATCTCACGCGGATTCTCCTGCGCTTCTTCGGCAGTGTGCGTTCATACGCTCTGAGAAGCTCTCTGGCGGCTGTTATTGCTATGGTGAGCAGACACATTGTCAATGCGCTTACGACGAACACGACGCACGAGGGAACGGTGTAGTACCACATTCCGCATGAGGTTATAACTCCGAGCATTGTCACGCCGCTCGATATCAGTGTATTCTGTATCAGCCTTTGTTTCATTGCCTTTGTCCTTTCGTTCAGAAGATTGTCGGGGGAAGAACGCGCATCCAGAACTCAACGTCTTTGATTTCGTAGGCTCTGCCGCCGTCCGGCAGGATTCCCCATCCGTCGTATTTTACGGAGTAATCGGCTACCATCATGCTTCCGTCGTTCGTCCAGATAAGGTACTTGCCGGATGCTTTCGGTTTACGGCTTGCGGGATTCCACGGTGCGAAATCTGCGAGTATTGTGTTGTCTGTCATTGTATTGTGTCCTTTCTACGGATTGTTTTGTAATGTGTCGAGCAGTCTGTTTCTGCTCTCGTTAAATTCGTTTTCGGTAAGTCTGTTGTTTGCGGGTATCGGCTTTGTTACTGTGCCGAGCAGTGCCTTGATTTCGGGCGGCGTTTCGTTGTCGAATCTCACTCTGTCGCGGATGATGCCTATCTGTTTGAGAAACTGCCCGTGAGTGACGGTGTTAAACGTATCGGTGTCAACCTGTGAAAGTTCGCGGAGAGTGTTCGGTGTTCCGAGGTATCTTTGCAGTTCGGGAGGAAGTTTCGCGAATTCCTCTTTTGCTCCGTAGTAGCCGTTCGACACTGCCGCTTTCAGCTGAGACCACAGTTCTTCGTCCGTCTTTTCTCCCGTCGCCGCTCTGCGCATTTCGCGTATCTGAGTTTTGATGTCGGCTATCGTCGGAGGAAAGCCTGTGTGCTCTTCAATGATCTTGTACAGAGCGATTTTGACAACGTTTACGTCCTCTTCGCGAAACATATCGCACCACACTGATACGGTGTCCTCTGCGTCGGTTTTGCTCATCTTCGCGTAAAATCCGGGATATGCGACTTTGAGAATTTTCAGCGTTGCTATTACGTCTGTTCTGTCCATCGGCTTTCTCTTTTCGCTTTTTCTTTTTCAAGTTCCTCGTTGAGGTAATTTAGAAATTCATCACCTCCCGATTTTTCGCTGCAAGTTGGTGCGACTGATACAGTGTCGTATATGTCTTGCCATCGCCACTGGTAGAAGTATGTCGAGCCTGCAAGTATGTACTGTTCGCTCGTGCGCTTTGCGGCTATGTAGTCCTTGTACCGCCTGATACCGTCGGCTATAGTCTCGTCGGTTACTCCGGCTGCTATAGCTCTCTGATAGCTCTCAAAAGCGTTCTTTTTGCCGTTTTTCTTGGGGTATTCTGCCCATAAGGCTTCAAAACGCTCCGCTATCGTCGGTTTTCTGTGCTTAACCTCGGATTCTGGCGGTTCAAGGGGTTCAAAGCCTTCAAAGGAAATCTGCTCGTCCTCACACGCGCCCGCGCACACGCCCGTTAGTGCTTCTTCTCTTTTCTCTTCAAGAGGGGGATTATAGGGGGAGTTAATAAGGGGGTGTGGGGGAAAAGAAGAGGGGGAACAAGGGGGAGACGCTTCTCTTTTCTCTTCTTGAATCACTGTGACTTGTTTGTGACTATCACCGTGACCGTCACCGTGACTAACACTGTGATTTAACAGTGACGTCTCTGTGACTTTGTTTCTTGCCTTTCGGACTATCAGCTTGTGATACTCCGCTCTTTTGCGGTCGACATAAATGTCGGTCGCAATATACTGTAATTTTCCTGTTATCTCGGGTTCGCTCTCGTCTCTCAGAATCGCCATCACAAGTGTTTTGAAGTCCTTCGGAGGGAGCATATCGAGCTTAGCTATCCATCTGTCGGGGATGTTCATTTCTCATCATCCTCTCTCACAAGATAGAGCTTGAAGCCGAGATAGTGTATTATCTGTAATATCTCGTTGACCTTAAAATGCGCTTTGTAGCCGTTGTGAGGGAAGTTTCCGCTGAGTTTGTAATGAATTGTTTTCGGTGTTATTTCGAGCAATTCCGCCATTCCGCCGTCGGTGTAGCCGCGTGTTTTCCAGTTTCTGTGCAGCTCATCTACAAGCTGTCTCTCATCTATTATCTCCGTTACCTTTTTCATGTGTCCGTGCCTCCTTTCGCCTGCGTGATTGTATAGGGTTCTCCTGCGGTGTTGTGAGTGCTTCGTGGAGGGTATAGTTGCCGCGGCTGATTCTTCCCTGCGTCCTCTGCACGGGAACGCCGTATAGCCTGCACCACTCCGTCAGCGTATTCCGTTCGCCGTTCAGCTCGTACAGCTTACCGCTTCCGCGCTTAGGCATTTAAAGCCCTCACTATTTCTGCTCCCGTGTTCGACTTATCGCAAAACCACCATTCGACACCGTACATTACCGACACTCTGTGCATACGCTCTAAAAGTGCTCTGCCGTCTATCGCTTCGGGGTGCTTTGCGCGGATTGGATTCTGCCAACTGTGAACGTCTGTGAGCGTCTTTATCCTGCCACCGTGTTCTACAAGGACTATTAGCTTTTGTCCGCTCTCAGAAGCTCTACGCACCTCACGCATGAATCTTCCGTTGTCGTTCGTAAGGTTGTTCGCGACTTCACCGAGATTTTGTTTGCGGTCGACTGTGAGTAGCGGGTTATCTTCTCTCATGTAGTCTCCCGTATTGAGCTTTCGCTTTTCGTACTCAATTCCGTTTTGCTCGAAATATGCGAGGATTTGCGCTATTGCTCTCGGCTTTTCTCTTGTGTCGACTATAATCTTCATTTCTGCTCTGCTTTCATTGCCGCTTCGATATTAGCTGTGAGTTCGTTTGCTTCGGGAGCTGATTCAAACCATTCTGCGATTTTCGACGCGCCCTCTTTGAGCGAATTGAAAATTCCGACGTACTCAACGAAGTCTTCTGTGTTCATGGTGTCTATTTTTCTGCCGAGGCGTTTTTCTATCTGTTCCTGCGTTACGCCGAACTTCGAGAACTGAACAACCATCTTTCTTACTCTGTCAACAAGCGGTTCATCTGACTTTCCGGCTATAGTCTCTTTGCACTTCTTGATTGCGTCTTCAACGAGGTCGGCGGGAAGAATCGCGAGAATGCGACTTCTTAAGCGTCTTGCGCCCATGTTTGCGTTAAGCTCGTATATATCGCGCTGTGACGTGAGCTGCACCGAACCTGTCTTTGTCTCGCGTATATGCGGATTGGTAAAGTTCTGGGTGCTGATTGTATTTGTTTCCAAATCCCATGCATAAGCCTGCATTTCCGATTTTCCGGTATCCTGAGAAAGTTCTTTAATGCCGTAGTCTATGTTTCCCCAGCATCTTGCAAGCTCTTCCGCAAATCTGATAGTAGGACCGGAAACGGAAGAACCGCCGCGGCTGTAGCTGTAGAAAGCTGAATTTGCAAGTGAAGGTCTCTGACAAGCTTCCATGACCTTCGCGTATGCTCTGATGGGGTCACGCGGGAAACGTTGTGCAATTATAAGTTTGCCCTGCGCTTCTGCAATGGCTCTCTGGCTCTCTATGAGCACCGTGCCTTGATTTATGTCTCCTGTGGGTACATTAGCCGACTGCGGCATATTCGGGGCTTGTGCGTATTCCTGAACGTTTGTGGTGGATTCTTCGTTTCTCACTACTGTATCTCCTTTGCTAAATATGATGGTAATCCGAGGTTGTTTATAATGCCTGAGAATCCGTTGTAACCGTACCAGTTGCCGGATTCGGAGCATTCTTTGTAAATTCCTATGGCTTCTCTCAGCCTGTCTCTGCCGTACTTGATAAGCAGTTCGTCAGCCGACAGCACATTTATCATATATGGCGGTGTTTTTTCGACTGCAACGAACACAAAGTCGCACGGGATACCGTATTCGGTGGTACAAGCGTCGATAAACATCGCGGCTTGCATATCGTAGCCGTAGTTTACTGCGGATTTGCGAAAAGTATCGCTGTCTGCGCTTGCACACGTTTTGAGGTCGACTATCAATCCGCGCTCTCCGACACGCTTGTAAACGTCGGGTCTTGCTTGCAGGTCTATTCCTGTCAGACTGTCTTTATAGTAGTACGAGGTTTCGATTTCACCTGTCAGCAGGTATTTCGCGAGGGGGAATGATTTGATTTTTGCGTCCATCTGCTGAATAACGGTGAAATCGTCGTTCGATATCACATCTCTTTCGCCTATGCTTTCGGAAAATGCGATGTACTCTTCTTTACCCGCTTTTGTTCGCCTGTCGACGTTCGGCATTACCGCGTATTCGTCGAAGAATGATTCCGGCTCAAGTACGTACTTGTGAAGTGCCGCGCCGAACAGAAGTGATTTGGATTCCTCTGCCGCTTCGGGGTGGTCTTCGCAGTATTTGAACCATTCGGGGCATTTGTCGATGATACGGAACAACTTTGTTTTGGAAAGACAGTGCTGGGAATGATACTCTTTCAGTGATTCTTTGCGTTTCATCCTGCCAACTCCTTTTTTCTTCTCTTAAAGCAAGCGTATGCACCTGTGCATTTCTTTGCGGTGCAGGTCAGGCAGACGGCTGTATCTGTCGGGTCTATTTTGTTATGTGATGCGGCTTTGCGTCCATTGCGTGGCTTTACTTCCGGCGGCTGGGTGTGCAGATTGGTCACATCATAAAGGTATCTCGGCATTCTTCATCCGCTCCTTTCGGTCTTCTTCGTCCTGCACGGTGTCTACGGGGTCGCAGTTCAGTGCTTCCAACGTCTCGCCGAGGGAGTAGAAGAAAAAGTCTACTGTGCAGTCGGGGCATATATACTCGACATTGTCACCGTCGTATGTGATGAGGGCGGGCTTCTCGATGTGGTCCGATGTGATGTCGCTGTGACAGCGGGTGCATATGTGGTGATTTTCGGCGATTGCCTTATCGACGTATGTCCACTCGCTGAATTTGTAGGGGCTACTCATTGTCGGATTCATCCTTTTCTGCGAGGAACACGTTGACGAAATAAAGCTGACCTTTTCCCGTGACCTTTGTTGTTTTGTTAACTCTCACCGAGCCGTCGGGGTTTATTCCTGTCGATTCCTTGATTTCAAACAATCCACGCTCCATTGAAGATTGTGTGGGGAGATTGTAGCTTGCGCCGCGCTTCTTGATTAGATAACCGTCATTTCTCAACCGCTCGAACAGTCTGTTCTGACGGAGAAGCTTTGCGAGGTCTCCAATGAGAATTGAAGTTTTTGCTGTCGCTACCGCGTCCGCAAACAAGACTTTCGGTTTTGCTTCTTCAAGCTGCTTGTTTGCTTCTGTAAGCTGTCCTTTGATTGAATCAAGCTGGCGGTTTGCTACTTGCAATGCCCTTGCCATGATAACTTCGGGCGAATTCCATGCTTTCTCTACTTCGAGGAAATATTCGCGATACTGCTTTCCGACTTCGGTGCGCTGTATCATGCAAATCTGCTTTGCCATTTCGATTGTGAGCTGATGGTCTGTAAAAGTTGTTTCGTTACCTTGAGCTGTTACTCTTTTTTGAGTAATAGCTATATAGTCTTCGTTTTCGGTAAAACCGTACTCGCACACACGGGAGAACCAGTCGTTATATCTTGTGCTGATTCCCAGTTTCTTGTGTAGGTCACGTCCTGATACTGTCAGGCGGTCGTTTTCGTAGGTTACTTTGATTAATTCGTTCATTAGTCCTCCTCTTTCTTTTCACCGTCTTTACGCTCTTCGCGGTGCTTTTTTCCTTCTGCATAGCCTTGGGCGTACGCGAGAATGATTGCGCGTCCTATATCGCCTGAATCAAGGCAAGCTGATTGAATGCTTTCAAGAACGGGATTGTCAATCTCTTGTAATTGATACTTTTTCATTTTTACCTCCGTATAAAATGTTTGTGAAAGCCTTAAATTTGTTTGCTGTAATCATTATATCACTCTTAAATGCGCTTGTCAAGCATTTTCGAGCAAAAAATAAAAAAATATTTTTATCCAATGTCATTGACAAACAATTGCAATGATGGTATAATTTAAGTACGGAAAGGAGTTGATACATCAATGAGCGAAGATAAAATCAGTGAAAGAATCCGCGCTGTCAGAAAAGCCTGCAAGATAACACAGGAAGAGTTCGCGGCGGGAATTAACATATCGCGTTCGAACTTAGGCAATATAGAGATAGGCAGAATAGGTGTCACTGATAGAGTTATCTCCGATATATGCAATACATACGGTGTTGCCGAAAATTGGCTTAGAACGGGCAAGGGAGATATGTTCCGCCCGAAAGACACAGAAGATGCATTGATAGATGCGTTCGGAAAATTAGTGAATGAATCCGATGAATCTTTTGTGAAGCAATTTGTGATGGCACTTGCCGAACTTGAGCCGGAAGACTGGAAAGTGATAGAGAAATTCGCTTTGAACGTCGCGAAATGGCGAAAACAAGCAGGCGGTGGCGAACCAAAAGAACAAAGCAAATAAAAAAGAGCAGGGAAGCGATTCCTTGCTCTTTTTTGTCTTACTGTAAGACGGTTGTAAGACTTCTGTAAGGCTGAAAATTGTCTGACTGTCAGATTAAGCGGTCACGGTGACGGTCACGGTTAAGTCACGGTGACTTTCTGTTTTTAAAACGTCTTTGGAACGTTCTTGGAACGGTGTTTCTGTAACGTTACTGTAACTGTTACGTTACTGTAACAGTTAAATCACTGTTAATTAGCGGTTAAACATCGTTTGAATTCCGATTGAATTCAATTTGACTTCCGTTTGACGTCAAATTGACATTCGT